TATCTTTTCTCTGATGCTCATTTTAAGTTCCTAAAGAATACTTGGCCTAGCCGTTTTTCTTCTTTCCGATTAAACCCAAAGAAAGGGCGCGTCTTATTGTTTCTTTCTGCCTTCTTAGCTTCTGTAGATCGGGTAAAGAATATCTCTGCCTGCTTTCCATTAGCTCTGGTAGTCATAGAGCCAAGCATTGTTCCATGTACCGACAGGTTTACTATGCCGGTTGAATCACCGCCAAAACCTCTACGCTTATCTGTTTTTGGCCAGCCTGAGCTTTTTGCTTTCTGGTAGCTAGGGCTATACTTTCGGAAAGCCCCGTCAATACCTTTTCCTTCAGCGGTGCGATCCTCAATAATATTAACGCCAGCCTGAGCCGTACGGGATAACGCACGCTTTACACTATCTGACAGCTCTTTGCCTTTCTTGCCTACACGCTTGGCAATGTCTCGGGCGTTTGAGCTTATCTTTATATCCATTAACGAACTAACCGACCGTGATTAATGGGGGTCTTTTCGTTTTCATCAATTGCGCCACTGCCATCAACATCGTATTCAACGCCGTCTTGGAATACAGCCTCAAGCTCTTCAGCGTAACGGGACTTGTAAAAGCTAATCATGTTCTGGAAGCGATCACCATCCACCCAGTTTGTAAGCTGGGGCAATGCGTACCTCCAAAGAACCAAATACGCGGCGGCTTTAGTCCACTGCGAATCAGTTAAGTATTCGGGCTTTAGCTCACCAGAAATACCGCGCTTTTCCCACCATCGGTTTCTGATTTCACGCTCAATATCTGCTTGCGCCTTTGGGTGTTCCTGATCAAAGAAATCAATACCTAGATTTAGAATATCTGGAACCAACTGCATCAAGTCTGCATCTGTAGAGAATGCCATTACCACTTCACCTTATCTGCCCAATATGCCGCGCTTGCGGTTTTGTCTTTCTTGCCTTTCTCGATCTGCGTAGCAAACCTAGCCTTGAATGATCTGCGCTTGGCTTTATCTGCCTCGCTCTCATTCTTTCTAGGTGGCTTGTTATCAGCACCCTGCTGGCCAAATCGGATCAGCTTTACCTTGTCGCCTTCTTTAGCTAGGACGGCATGGCTTTTATCTGGGTGTTTAGTAGTTCGCTTAGGCTTGTTGTAGCCCTCGAACCTTTCGCCTCTATAAGTTATTGCCATCTTAACCTCAGTAAAACCCCACCCCCCGAAGAGGGCAGGGAATCTATCACTTAAAGTACGGAGTCAAAAGTCATCTTAACGCCGAAGCTATCGTCCAACTCGCCAACACCGTAAACGGCAGTAGCGTTCAGCTCGAATGCACGCAAAGAAGCATCACGCTGAGTCTCGATACCAAAGTCTTTCTTGATTGCGATTGCGATTGCTTCAGGAGCAAATACTGCACCTACTGAATCACCAGCGCCGTCAATAGCAACATTGGCAGACTCGTATACGTTGATACCAGCGATAGTACCGACATAGCCGTTACGCATTGCTTCGTTCTGAGAGTCGCCACCGTTAGGGTTAGCAAAAGTGTTAGTCAGGTTAGCTTTCAACTGGTATGCCTGATAAGGGTGAACAACAGCGTTGATTACGCCGGTTACCTTGTTAGCACGCAGAGTAGCAGCAGCCTTGAACAGATCAGCAACAGTGATTTCTTGACCAGCAGCGCCAAAGGCAGCAGTGAAGCCAGAGAACAAAGAAAGCAGGTCGGTATCCATCTTAGTAGCAATAGCGTTACCAAGAACAGTACCAAGCTCAACAGCAGGGTTGCCAGCGCCGTAAGCAGCCATGTCAGTCAGCAAGACCTGCGCGACAACTTCACCAACAGCTACTGAAACAGAGCTAGTTGATACAGTGGTGGAACCCATGTCAGTGCCTTCGGTAAGGTCGGCAGCGGCGATAGCTGGGTACTTAGGAACCTGAATAGTTTTACCGGCTTCTGAACCGATGTTGTACTGAGTAACAAGACCCATCATTAGGGATTGCTCTTCAGCAGTGAAACGCGCCTGCGCGATAATATTTACAAACAGGTCGTCTAAAGTAGTGGAAGTAGTTGCAGCCATGATTTAAATCCTCAAAAGATTAAATAATTAATTAGTAAAATTGGTTTATTTGGGCGATTTCTTTTTCATTGCAGCGAAGGCTTCTTTACCGCCATCGTTCCAATTATCGACCATATCAGCCACAGATAGAGACTTCTGTGTAGAGCCACCAGCGTTACCTTGACTGCCTGAACCGCTTAAAGAGGCTCGGACATGATGAGGATTAGCCGTTAAAAATTCCGCTACCAGCTCACCAGTTGACAGCAGATTTCCGCTATCGTTATACCTTGGTGTGCCATTGCCGTCAAGAACTTCTACGTTACCGTCTTCTGACAGCCGTAGGTTGTTTCTTAACAGTGCAGAAACTTGGTTAGGATCAACAGCGTTATTGGAGCTTGCCGCGCTTAGTAAAGCACCGTCTACTAGGGTTGTTTGCAGCTTGTTCTTGTACGCTTGTATTTCCTGATCTTTCTTTTCAACTGTTGATTTCAAAACAGATTCGAAGTCGCCTCGTTCTTTCTGGCGCTCGATTGCTGCCGCTTGCTTGTCTTCGAGTAACTGACGGGCTTCAGTAATGTCGATGCCTGACAATTGCTTTTCAAACTTGCGTTGTTCTCGACCTACTCGGTCAGCAACAATACGGTCTAGCTCTGCTTGTGAAAAAGTCTTTTCCTGAGTTTCTACTGCTGCTGTTTCAGTCTCAGCTTCTGTACCCATGATTTCATCGCTCATGTAACGTGCCTCTTATAGAGTATTTGGTGAGTCGTGATTGTAGCATAAGTTGTTTATTTCTTTACTTTCTTCTTTTTCTTAGGACGGCCAACCTTGCTGCCGTATGTTCCTTTACCTTGTGGCATAATTTATTCCTCGAATACACCTCTGAACCTATGGCGGCAATTGTAGCCACCACGCACAACAAAAGGGTCGCCGCTGATCTTACCAGCCCACGATCCCTTCCATATACTGTCTATCTCTTCTTTGGTATAAGTCTTACCAACGTGCTTTTCGCAAAAGTCTCTAGTAGATTCATCATCTGGGCCATAGTATTTAAACTCTGTCGCGCCAGCTTCAATGGCAATCTTAGTGTTGACCGTTGCATCAAACTGCATAAGGGCATCATGTAGCCCCTGACTAGCGTATCTGCCAAGGTCAGAACTAACGGATGCTTTGATAGTGCTTAAGCTCTGGGCAAACGTAGCGCCTGTTAGCGTGCTTTCATAAAGCTCCTTAGACACCGCATCAAGATAGTTCTGGCCCAAGTCTTCGAACCCTTTAAAGGTCATCGACTGAAGCTCGGATATGATGGTAGGATCTAGCTTAGTAACGTCAGCATAAGTGTTCAACATCGCCGCAACGTCATCGGCTATAACGGTATACTCACGCACCAAGCCATCAACAGTTGCAAGGTATTCTTCTTCTATCGCGTTGCGTAGCTGAACCCTTGCCGCTATAGCCCATTCTAGATCAAACAGCTCGCCATCCTTAAGCGGGGCAGTTGCCATCAGATCAGTTATGCGATCTTCTAGCTTAACCAAAGCAGCAGCCAATTTCTCTTGGTGGCTATCCGCTCTAGCTATTACCTCTCTTAGCTGATCAACGTCTGCTGGCATTAGGCTTCAGGCTCTATAACTTCCGGCGTGAATAAGCCTAAAGACTGGCCTGTAGATTCAATTTCAACGTGCGCTTTAGCAAGATTCTCGTCATCAAGTATCAGGTCGGCGATCTTCTTATCAACTTCCTGCATCAGTGTTACCGACTTAACGCCACTAGAACGCATCTGCTGAAGGAATACTAATTCTTTGTCGTAGTCTCTCAGGTCAAACGCATCAGGGTAGAAAACCTCAACGTCTGGGGTTACTTCCTGCCACTCTGCAAACAACTGCCATAACTGCTCTTCGGCAAGCTCAAGGATATCGGCTTTTTCCGACAGCTTCGCATTAAGCATCTGGAACTCAGTAGCCATAGCAACACCTGACATAGTTACAGCATCAGTGCCACGAACAGCGCCCATGTGAGACATACGATTGATAGACTGCACCTTATCTTCAATGGCAGCGCGCACAGCGTCAAGGTTCTGGCCGCTTGGCTGCATCTGATAGGGCTTCATATTGCTATCCATATCATCCGGCATATTGATTACAGAGCCAGCACCTGCGCTTGCATCGGTGTTGTACGTCTTAACCAAAGTAGGGTGATTAGATATACGAATAAGCTGCTCAATCTCTGACAGCTCTTGATAAATAGCCTTCTGCATATAAGCAGCGTCTGACAGATCACTAATTCCGATACCACGAACCACTGACCGTTGTGCAGGTAGGAACACGGCAGGAATCTTGCCTAGCGTGTTATCCATGCGCTCGATGAACTCATCTACCTCGTTAAGAGACTTCCAGCTTTCAATGGTGTCTTCACGCCAGATACGGTAATAGGTTTCTTTCTCGGTGTCGCTAATCTCTTCGATAGCTTCACGAACTTTTAAATAGACCAGCTTGAAGCGCCCTGAAGCAGTCCTTTCGTATTTCCAGTCCATCACGTTTTCGGGGGTGAACATGGTTACA